ACAAAATGGTATTTGAAAATGAAATAATATTCCCATCTGAGTTTATACTAAATGTCACAAACAGATGGATACTCAGAGAATTATCAAAAACAGACTTAACTAAATTGGACAAACCAGTTTATGTCCTTTGGCAGGCTTTTGATACATTTGAGTTCCCGACTCTACTGTTTGAAGAAACTAGACACGGTGTAATTACTGTAAAACATAGACCAAAAAGAGAAAAAATCGGCGTTAACGAATGGTCTTATTATTATGATAGGTACATAAAGGATGATCCAGATCGACTTGATATGTATCACAGATACATGAATTCACTAAAAAGATCCTTGCAGGGGCATATCGATAGGTTTTATAATCCATATCATGCTCTTGATGATAATCTTTGTATTATCAAAACTGTAAAAGATCTATTTGATTTAAATGGAGTTACCAATTATAGATTTGTCAAACCATCTAAGAAAAAATATTGGAAAAATAAAAGCGATAATGATTTCTTTGAAAACATAGTGCCTGATAATTTTAATATGAATGAGGTAATGGAAACTCATGAGTTATATCATGTGACACAAGGCCCTCACTGGATGGAGTTTGATTCTTTCTTTGGTAAATACGAATATGAAATTATGTTTTTGACCGCAAAAGAAGGTAACAATACTAAATGAATATACTTACTTTAAAGGTACATGACAAATATAGTTCTGAGTATGTTAATAGGTTGTACAGATCTATCAAAAGGAATTCAACTGAAGATTTTAAGTTCTTTTGTTATACAGAAGATGGTGAATGGCTTGATGAAGATATAATTATTATACCTATCGAAGATACAAGTACGTTTCAGAAACAATGGCACAAACTAATATTTCACAAAACAGGATTTGCAAATATTCCCGAAGGCGAACATTGTCTTATTCTGGACATAGATCAAGTCGTCATTGGAGACTTCGATGCTATACTCAATCACAAATTGGAAAGAGGTCAGTTTGGGTGTATTAGGAGATGGTGGTCTCGCAGGCAGAATCTTTGCAAGATCAATGGTGGGTTCCAGATGTATCGAATGGGTGATACTAATCATATCTGGGAAACGTTTGCCAAAATCCCAAACTATTGGCAACATTACTATGTCGAAAACGAACTTGCAGAAGGCCCTGTAAATGGAGAACAAAACTTCATCCATCAACATGCAGGCGATAACAGACATTGGTTCAGCGAACGTTGGTTTGGTAAGTATGAAGAAAAAGATATGGACAAGATTCAACTCCAGTGGTTAGAAGAAGTGGATGCATATGATCCATTCTACATTGGAGAAGAGTTTAACGAAGATGTCAAAATTGTTCACTTTTCGAACTCAGAAAACAAGATGGAAAATTACAACATGAAATGGTTGTCGGAGAATTGGAAATGAAACAAAAAATTATACACACATATTATTTTTTAAAAAGTTTTTTTGTAAATAGATTTAGTAGACAAAGAAAATCAGTAGACTTTATCTATGAGGATGATTGATGTTACTAACTCTAGGAGATAGTTTTACCGTAAAAAGATTTGAAGGCGACAAACCATGGCCTGAAATGTTATCGGAGATGATGAACAAGGAACTCATTAATATCTCTTGTGAGGGTGTGAGTAATCAATGGATGTTCAGAAATTTAATATGGGCGTTAAATGAATATAATGATATCTCTACAATTGTTGTATCATTGACAAACTGGGACAGGCTGGAAGTTCCATATAATAACTATGCACATCAACGAGAAGGTTTGGGTGAAAAAACAAAAAGTTTAAAACCAAAACAAATTTTAGAAGATCCTAAAAATCCGTGGAGTACAACTTATGCAGAACACTATAGTGTGATGTACTATGTTGATGCGACTGCGTCATATATTCTTGCAATGTCTGAACTTGCAAGGAGTAAGAACATACCTATCATATTCATTCAAGCTTTACTTCCATTTAATAATTTTTCAGTGAAAGAACTTGCAACTGGCGTGTGGAACTTTAAAACAGAATTTACTCCCCATGAAGAAAATTATGTAGAATCTATGTCTCTTATCAACCAAGTTAACAAAAACCTATTTACTAAGTTTGAGATCTCAAGTAAATCTATTCTTTATTGGGATATTGATGATCAAGAAAACCCAAAGAGATGGTTTAAGAAAAGAAAACATATAAAAGACTATAAAAACCTCTTCCATTATTTCATAACATGGGATGAGACATACCAAATGGGGTATCATGCCCATGACGTATATAAGGGTGGTACAAAGTTTAAAACCGAATGGGATGCACATCCAAACAGAAAAGGCCATAAACTTATTGCCAAAACGGTCTTAGATCACTATAATAGTATACCAGAAGACCTTGAGGAGTATTACGGAGAATCTAGATGACCACCTACGTTACAGGAATTTCAGAAGGATTTCACGATGCTAGTAAGGCGATAATTACAAAAGATAAAATTATCTATGCTGGCCATGCGGAGAGATATTCTAGAATAAAGAATGATAGAAACCTACATCCTGATATGCCAGAGGATGTGGGTATTACCACATTTTATGAAAGACCTTTTTTAAAAAATACTAGAAGGTTTTGGGCTGGTCAATCGTGGAAGAGTCGTAAGAAGTATGACTTATACGTTCCTCATCACTGGGCTCATGCAGCCGCTTCTTATTACACACGCCCATTTACGGAAGAACCTGTATGCGTTGTTATTGATGCAATTGGTGAGTGGGATACAGCATCTATATGGTGGAAAAAGAAAAAGGTTTGGAGTATGAAGTATCCCAAGTCATTGGGACTTTTTTACTCAGCTGTAACTAAACACATTGGATTGAAACCCAACGAAGATGAGTTTATCACAATGTGTATTGCCGCTATGGGTAATCCACAACATGATTACGATCCATATCTTAATTATCACAAAGGATATAACTTTGATGGATCTGGTGCTCATAGAAAACACACAGATGTAGCAGCAAGCGCACAGAAGATCTTGGAAGAAGAAATTATGAAGATCATGAAACGTGCATCTGAGTACAGTAAATTTTTGTGTTATGGCGGCGGCGTTGCTCTAAACTGTGTTGCTAATACCAAGATACATAATAGTAAAATGTTTGAAAAGATGTGGATATTTCCAAACCCTGGCGATTCGGGGAGTAGTTTGGGATCTGCACTAGATTTCTTTGATACAAGAATTAATTTTAAAGATGTCTTTTTAGGTTACAACATTGAAGGTGAACTTAATCCAATCAAAGTAGTAGACAATCTATTGGGACATGAAATATGTGGAGTTGCAAATGGAAAATCAGAATTTGGCCCTCGTGCTTTTGGTAATCGTAGTCTTTTGGCCGATCCTAGAGTGGACAATATTAAACATACAGTTAATAAGATCAAACATCGACAACATTTTAGACCGTTTGCGCCAGCGATTTTAGAAGAATATTCCAAAGAGTATTTTAGTGGGCCTATGAATGAATTCATGCAGTTCGTTTCAACTGCAAAACATGATTATGATTCAGTCACACATGTAAACGGCACGTCTCGTGTTCAGGTAGTTAAACCTGATGGATCTAACATGCGTAAAGTATTAGAAGAGTGGTTTGAACGCACAGGATGTCCGATGTTATTGAATACGTCACTTAATATAAAGGGAGAACCTTTAGTTAATACCAGAGAAGATGCTCTTCGATTCGAAAGAACGACAGGAGTTCCAGTATGTTTATAGCACCACAGTCTGATAAAGAAGGATTTTTATATACATATGGTAAAAGAAAGGGTCGCAAACCTTACGTTTTGGGTATAGGTTGTAGTAACTCTAATCCAGAATACATTCCTAGAGAGTTTCCGAACAACATGATTCGGATAATTACGAATTTCCAAGATGGACAGAAAAATTCGCATCAAGAATATCAAAGGGATGGGAAGTCCGAGCTAGAAATGGAGTTTCGAATGAAGAGATATTCAATGTTGCCGTTAACTATCTTGCAGAGGATTCAAAAAACATTCACATTCTCATTGTAGGATGGACAGAGTTTGTGCGGTTCTCGATATGGGGAGAAAATAAAAACTTGTATAAAACAATATCCCGCCATCTGACTGATCACCCACCTAAAGAAACTGAAACAGCACTTTACAAAAACCAAATTTTAAAAATGCAGGATGGATTCGATGACGGAATAAGAAATTGCATAGAGACCAATCTATTTTACATTTATACTCTTCAAGAATTATGTAAATCTATGAATGTAAAATTTTTATTCTTTAACGCTGTTAACGAACACTTTGGTTATAGTTCTTATAAAGAAATGTGTGAATTGTGGGATCTGAAACCCTGTGGATTTGAAAAAATTATAGATTTTTTTTCAAAAAGTCCATATGGTTATAAAATATATCCACGTACTTTTATAGATTTTCCCAAGCTTGGAGTTGTTTCACCAAACGATACAACCCAAATGTTTCGAGAACATCGGTTTAATATAGATTCTCATCTAAATGAATATGGACACGATAAGTGGGCCAATGCACTTCACGAAAGATATCTAAAAATATATGGGGGAGAAGAATAAATTGTTACGTGTAATTTGTGTAAGAACTGGAAACAAATATAATCAGTGGTATGAAGACAATCTTAAATATATGGTTGACAATTACTCTGGTTTAGAGTATAATGAATTCGTGTGCATCAAAGATGATGTTTATGATGATGAAAGAGGCGTATTTAATAAACTTTTGATGTTCGACTATTTCAAAGATGGTCAGAATATATTCTTTGATTTAGATATTGTTATTAAAGGAGATTGCAATCATTTTTTACGGAAGGATTTCACGGTTTGTCATGCTCACTGGAGAAAACCTTATCACACACCTCTCAATTCATCAATTGTGTCTTGGGAAGGTGATGCATCCCACGTAACAGAAGAGTTTCATAAAGATCCAGAATACTGCCTATTATATTATAGAAGGGGTATGGATCAATACATTTATGAAAAAACAGAATATAAGACATATACAGTAAACGATGGTTATGTTTCTTATCAAACTGAATTAGAAGAAACGGATGCCCCAGTATATTTGTTTAATCAAAGATATCAAGAACTGGCAAAAGATGATCCTTGGTATAATAAATACCTATTGAAATCTGATAATAAACCAAAATTCACACAACTTTCTAACAGGGGTTATGTAAAGTTGAATGTGTCAAATTAAGAGAGAACTATGAGTAAATTGAAAGAACTAACGTGGGATCATCATGAAAAAGCTGAGACATCTCACTTCGCAAAGGTATTGATGAGTGGAAGTATTACACCAAAACAATATCAAGTATACCTATTTAATCAAATGATATGTTATGGCGCCTTGGAAGGTGTAGTTGATCTGCCCACAGAATACCATCGTGTCTTTCGTGCAAATAATATTTTCGAAGATATGCATGAAATTCAAACCGAACATAACCTTATGCCTGTCGAAAAGGCCTTGGGTACAACCGTAGAATACGTTTCTTATATTCAGAAAATTAAGGAAGACAATCATAAACTTCTTGCACACTTATATGTGCGTCATTTTGGTGATCTACATGGTGGTCAAATGATCAAAAAGAAAGTTCCCGGCAGTGGCACGTATTATGATTTTGATGATAGATATGATCTTATTCAAAGTCTGAGACCACTTCTGGATGATTCAATGGCAGATGAGGCAAAAGTTTGTTTTGATTTTGCATTTCGTTCATTCGAAGAATTGAGTACTAATGTCCCAGAATAGTGATAAACTAAAACAATTTGCATCAAACATTACCGAATTGTTTAACAAATATCTAGAACCATATCATAATGAGAAACACACCCAAAAATTTGATGGGTGGCAGGATAACTTTTGGAAATCTAATATTATCCATAAGTGTCATTTGAAAACAATAGATCTTTTGGAGACACGTAAGTTATGGTTGCTGCATTTAAATATTTTTCCTAGAGACGGCATCGATTTACCTATTCTTGGATGCGACATTGTTGCAGGCCCAAATAAAATTAGTGGTGCCTTCTTTGACTTTTCTCCAGTTCTACATCACGATCATCCTTTATGCGAACACTTCAATAATGAAACTAATAATTTCACATGGAAAAAACCACGTGAACTTCCAGACTGGGCTAAAGAGATTTTTAGTGATCACATGATGGCCATCGGTAATGTGAGAGAAGAAGAAACAGATCAGTTTGTGCTTGCCACAGAGCAATTAATATGTTACTATCTAGAAAATATGGATGAAGAATCAGTAGAAGCATCTTTCCCTACGAAAGATATTTTAAACAAATACTGCGTAAACCAAAAAAAGAATCATCAATTGCACAATAGTATTCTTGCTATGGGCATTAGTGAGGAAGATAAAGACTATTATGTTAATAATGTATTATTTGAGGAGTTAGAGTAAAGTATGAATGACGTGGTATCACTTACACCAGAAAAAATCCACTTGGCAATATCTGAACAGATTGCAGGTGGTGTGCCCTATATTGATGCGTTAGTAAACTATGCAGAAAAAAATAATCTTGAGATTGAATCGGTTGCAGCTGTGATCAAAAAATCTTCTATACTAAAAGAGAAGATTAGATCAGAAGCTGTACTATTGAAAATGGTAAAACAATCAGATGAAGAGACAGACATTACCGTCCTATGTGAATGATAAATCTTATGATGCATACATTAAATACCTTGCTTTAAAGAAACATTTTACATCAGACACGTACGATTATCATAAATATAATGGTAAGGTACGAGCCTCGTTTGACTCATTTAGTAGTCGTAACGATGCATTTTATTTTGCAAAACTTGCAAAACATGATGATTACGAAAACGTTCTTGTAGCCAATATGGTCAAGAATCCAAATTGTTGGATAAGAGATATTGTAGAAGATGATTTCGTATATAATGAGTGGAAAAAAAAGATTGATTCTTTGGGATACAAATTCAAGTCAGACTTGAAGAATCTCGACGATGACTACAAAAGTAACTTTGTGTCAAAGGGTGGACAACATCCTCTGATCATTACTTTGTTGCTTCAACAGAAAATTCAGTTGGAGACATTCACAATCTTATCCCACTTTGCAAAAATATTTGATTATTGGGAGCAGAATTTGCTTGACAAATTCGTGGCTTGTGATATAATACGTACATCAAGAAAATATTATCCCTTCTTGATGTTGGATGTGATGAGATTCAAGACTTATGTCAAGAATCATTTTATCATGTAATACAACGCTATACAACGTAATACAACGCTATATAAAGGAGAAAAAATATGGCTTCAGACTTCAACGCACTTAAGAAAAATCGTTCTAAGTCACTCGACAAGTTGAATGCTCAACTTGACAAAATCACCACAAAATCATACTCAGATCCCAATGAAGGGAAGTTTTGGAAACCAACTCGTGACAAAGCGGGTAATGGGTTTGCAATCATTCGTTTCTTACCTGCGACATCAGGTGAAGAGATGCCTTTCGTACGTATCTGGGATCATGGTTTCCAAGGCCCAACTGGTCAGTGGTATATTGAAAACTCTTTGACTACTCTTAATCAAGATGATCCAGTTTCTGAGTACAACTCTAAACTGTGGAATACTGGTCTTGAATCAGACAAAGAACTCGCACGTAAACAGAAACGTCGATTGAAATATACTGCTAATATCTTGGTTATCAAGGATTCTGCAAATCCTGAGAACGAAGGTAAAGTATTCCTTTACCAGTTTGGTAAGAAGATCTTTGATAAACTTAATGATCTTATGAATCCATCCTTTGAGGATGAAAACCCTGTAAATCCATTCGACTTCTGGGAAGGTGCAAACTTCCGTTTGAAGATTCGCCAGTTTGAAGGTTACCCAAACTATGACAAGTCAGAGTTTGATGCGCCAGCTCCACTGTTCGAAGATGATGATGAAATCGAAGCAGTTTGGAAACAACAACATTCTCTACAGGAATTACTTGATCCAAAGAACTTCAAGTCATATTCTGAGTTGAAGGCAAAATTGTATCGTGTCTTGGGTCTTGGTGAAGACGCAGGGCCTACTGCCCCTAGTGCTTATGATGATGAAGACGATGGACTAGATGTTAGTGCATCAATGCCTTCATCCTCTCCTGCCCTCTCGGCAACGGTAGAGAACGATATCCCTTTTGATACCGCTCCAACTGCGTCTGTTGAAGATGATGATGATGATCTATCAATTTTCAAGGAACTCGCAAAAGGATAAGGCGGCATGGTAAAATCTACAACTGACCCAATCGATTTCGACTTTGGTTTCAGTTTCATCGATGATGAAATCGAAGAGGTAAAAGAAAAAGCAGTACTCGCTGAGGGTACTGCTGAAGAACTTGAAACCCAACTCAGTGATCTCACGAACGAGAAGATTCAATTAGAAGCAAGGTTAGATCAATTGTTTAACTCAGTTGTTCCATTCCTTGACAATCTATGTAAATCGCCAGAGAAGAGTACAATCTTCTGGCCTGATAGGGTTGAAAAGATCGAAAACTATAAAAGTAAACTAAAGGCTATCGCAGAAGGGGTATAGTATGAGTCTATTAGACAAGATGCTCAAAGCAGGAGCAGTGAAGTCTACCTCAGTCTTATCTAAATCAAAGTTTTTCGATGCGAAGGATCCTATTCAAACGGAACTTCCTATCGTCAACATTGCATTTAGTGGGTCACTGAAGGGTGGACTAATCCCAGGCCTTACAGTAGTTGCAGGACAGTCAAAGTCATTCAAGACTTTGCTGTCTCTGTACTGCATGAAGGCATATCTAGAGAAATACAAAGAGGGTGTGGCATTGTTGTACGACTCTGAGTATGGTATTACACCAGAATATCTAGAGAGTTATAACATCGATACGGATCGTGTCATTCATATTCCTGTAGAAGATGTTGAACAACTTAAATTTGATCTTACTAAAAGATTAGAAGAAGTAGACAAGGGTGATCGTGTCTTTGTCATGATTGACTCTGTTGGTAACCTTGCATCTAAGAAAGAAGTTGAAGACGCCAAGAACGAGAAGGCAGTTGCCGATATGTCTCGTGCAAAAGCGTTGAAGTCTCTCTTCCGCATTGTTACTCCCAAGTTGACTGCAAAAGACATTCCTTGTCTTGCAATTAATCACGTCTATCAGGAAATTGGAATGTTTCCTAAGGCGATTGTATCTGGTGGTACTGGTATCTATTATTCTGCAAACCAAATCTTTATTATCACCAAATCACAAGAGAAAGATGGTACAGATCTCGCAGGATTTAAGTTTACTATCAATATCGAAAAGTCACGTTATGTGAAAGAGAGGTCTAAACTTCCTTTTACGGTTCTTTATGAGTCAGGTATTCAGAAGTGGTCATCATTATTTGACCTCGCACTGGAAGCTGGGTTTATCTCTAAATCCACACAGGGTTGGTACAACCTTGTAGACATGGATACAGGAGAAGTTATAGAACCTCGTCGTCGTTTGAAAGATATCGAACAAGATGACGAATTCTTTGAAAAACTTGTTGCCAACGAAGCATTTAACGTGTATATTGAGCATAAGTTTAAATTGAACATGGCGGATAGTAATGATAGAAACGACGATACTTTCGAATCTGATTCTGAATGAGGAATACTATAGAAAAGTATATCCTTATCTAAAACCAGACTACTTTGAAGACACAAATCTGCGTAAGGTGTTTGACACCTTCGCAGACTACGTAGAGAAGTACAAAGAGCAACCTTCCTTGGAAGCTCTAAAAATCTCAATAGACAAAAGAAAAGATCTTAACGAAGATCAGTACAAGACAATTATGTCTGACGTTTCTGTTTTCGTTCGTGACGAAGATACCGACACAAAATTCTTAATTGATGAGACTGAAAAGTTTTGTCAAGACCGTGATCTGTATAATTCTATTCGACAATCAATTCAAATTCTTGACGGTGATGGGGGTGGACTTGATAAGGGTTCCATCCCCAAACTGTTGTCTGACTCACTGGGCGTTACCTTTGATACCTCTGTAGGTCACGACTTTCTTGATGAGTATGACTCACGTTATGAGTTTTACCATCGTAAAGAAGAACGTATCCCATTTGACATTGACATTCTAAACAAGATTACCAAAGGTGGTCTACCTCGTAAATCTATGACTGTACTACTCGCTACTACTGGCGGTGGTAAGTCTTTGATCAAATGTCACATGGCTGCGAACCATCTCATGTATGGTAAGAATGTTCTATACATCACGATGGAGATGGCAGAAGAAGAAATTGGTCGTCGTATCGACGCAAACATTATGGATGTGACTTTGGATGAGGTTTCTATTACACCACGTGATGTATTTGAGAAACGTATGAATCGTTATAAGTCTAAGACGACAGGAAAGTTGGTTATCAAAGAATACCCAACTGGTTCTGCACATGTTGGTCACATGCGACATCTGTTAAACGAACTTCGTATGAAAAAGGGTTTCGTTCCTGATATCATCTTTGTAGACTACCTAAATATATGTGCGTCATCACGTGTACGTGGTGCAGCCGCAGCCAATTCATATACATTGGTGAAATCAATCGCAGAGGAGGTACGTGGTCTTGCGATGGAATTTAATTGTGCTATTGTTACTAGCTCTCAGTTCAATCGTGATGGCTATGGCAACAGTGATGTTGATCTCACAAATACCAGTGAATCTATGGGAATTACCCACACCGCTGATGCGATATTAGGTCTGGTGACTACAGAAGAACTTGATCAACTTGGTCAGTTAATGATCAAACAACTCAAAAATCGTTGGGGTGATACTGGTTACTATCGTCGGTTCCTTGTAGGTGTCGACAGATCAAAGATGAAGATCTATGATCTAGAAGATGGTGCACAGGATAACATTGGTCAGACGATGGACACAGACTCTATTGACAATACCAAACCGTCTTTTCAAACTGACGTTGCAATAAAGTTTGATAAAACTAAGAAATCAAAGAAGGATATCTTTAGTATGGCTGACGGACTGCAATAATGATAAATAAGGGATCATAGGAACAAAAAAAGAGAATTGACATGTTAAGGTTCAAGACCTATTTAATGGAACAGAGAGTAGACACGACTGCAACTGCAGCCTATACTGAACTCTACCCAGCTCTCATGTTTAACCACGGATTTAGGCCTTCTTCAGCTGAGGATGTCAAGAAATTCATATACAGGTTGGGTGATCTAAAAGATGCAAAGTCTAAAAAGGCTTTCATCAAAGTTAGTGGTACAGATCCAGATAGTGCAAGAACTTACATCGAAAAAATGTCGACTATCAAAGCAAGCCTAGTTAAAACAAAACTAGAAAATGCTATTGGTATCACAAACTATCTCTACGATCTACATACCGAAAAACCTATTGATAAAGTATTATGGGGTTTCAGAGACAAACCCAAAGGTGTCCCTAAAAATCATGCTGGGGATATCTTTGTTTTATTTAAAAACAAAGAACTTCTTGGTATCTCTCTAAAAGCAGGAACTAAGAAATCAAAAGAACCTCTATTGAATAGTTATGTTGGTACACAATACAAAGCTATCAAAAGAGAAAAAGAAATTAGTGCGTTAGAAGGTGCTCTATGGGATGGGGTATACTCAAAGTTGCCCGCTTTACCATCAGATGTCAAAAAAGACAATTACACAACACAATCTAACAAAGCACTTGTGAGACAGGCATATCTGGATTTCTATCTCGACAGTGAAACAGAAGCAGACAACCTCTACGTTATTATGAATAAAATTTGCAGAGAACAATTCTGTAAGTCTTTGAACTCTCTATCGTTGGATGAGTTCAAAGACTGGATCTCTAGTAACTTCAATCTACAAGATAAACAGAACCCACCACTCATCTTGGTCAAAGCTGTTGGTACTACTGCAGGCCCAAAGGCAGACGATTTAGCTGCAATGTTACCTCTCATCACATCCTTTAAAGCGTATTTAAATAAATCTTCTGTACAAGAATGGTTTATTGAGATTGAAACTCCTGATGATAGAAAAAAACTTGCAATGAATATTAGATCTGACTCTGGTGTTCGTGCAGGTAAAAAACTTTCAGGTTTAGGTAAATTGGGCAAATTCACGATGTTGAAACTTCAGTATAATGGAATGAGTGATGTCTAAGATGCAAAGTTTTTCACAGTTTTTATTGTCAGAAGAAAAAAACCTTCACATGACACATGCAGAAGATGCGGTGATTGATGGTGGAGTGACTGGTACACGTAACGTAATTAATTACCTTCGTGCAATTAGAGATATGCTGGGTGGTAACACCAAAGCGCCTGTAAACTTGTCTGTCAAGTGGGATGGTGCGCCTGCAATCTTTGCAGGGGTTGATCCGTCAGATGGTAAATTCTTTATTGCAAAGAAAGGTGTTTTCAATAAGAATCCTAAGATCTACAAGACAGAGGAAGAAATTGATAATGATGTTAGTGGTGATCTTAACTCAAAGTTTAAGGTTGCATTGAAAGAGTTTTCAAAGCTCGGAATTGAAGGAGTGATTCAAGGTGATTTCCTCTATACTACGGAAGATCTTAAAACAGATAATATTGATGGAGAATCGTATGTTACTTTCCATCCAAATACGATTGTTTATGCGATACCAGCGAAAAGTGAACTTGCTAAGAAAATTTCAAGATCCAAGATCGGTGTGGTATGGCATACAGTCTACAGAGGATCAGACCTTGAATCAATGTCAGCAAATTTTGGAGAGAAGATTGCATCTAATCTCAAAGAAGTAAGTTCTGTCTGGGCAGTAGACGCAGTGTTCGAAGATAAGTCTGGTTCTGTTACTATGACTGCAAAAGAAACGGCGGCGGTGACTAAAAAGTTATCCGAAGCGGGTAAACTGTTTAGAACAGTCAAAAAAGATATTCTAAATGAGTTGGGAAACAACGAAGAACTGAACCTACGTGTTAACACATATATCAATTCTAAAGTTCGTGAAGGACAACGCACAGGTAATTCCAAGACTTTTGTTAAAGGACTTGTGAAGTATATTCAAGACTATTATCAGAAAGAAGCGGACAAAAAGAAAACTGAAAAGGGCAAGAAAACACAGACAGATAAAATGTCTAAAGCGTTGACAATGTTCAGTGATAAGAATACCAAAGAGATTGAAAAGGTATTCGATCTTTATAACTTATTGGTTGACACCAAGATGATGATTATTGACAAACTTAATAAGGTAGACAGTTTAAAGACATTCTTAAAAACAGCAAAAGGATATGAAGTAACAAACCCAGAAGGATTCGTAGCCATGGATCATTTAGGGAAGAACTCCCTTAAATTAGTTGATAGACTGGCGTTTAGTAAAGCAAACTTCGATCCGCAATATATTAAAGGATGGCAAAAGTAATGGCACAGTTTAACAAAGATACTGGAGAATTTCTCAATAATAATAAAACACTGTATGAAGTTGTTATGGTTGCCGGTCAGGCAGGCCCTTCAACATACGTTAATACAGGCAATCTAAACACATCTTCTGATTCTTTTGGCAGAATGAGAGTTTCAGAACCACTAACACTGTTTGATAGTTCACATAGATATACTGATAACGATTTGTGGGCAGAGGATACTACTGGAACTGCAAGTAGCACATTTAACTCAAATGCTGGTTTGGTTGAACTTGATGTTGGCAGTGCAAGTGGTGATGAG